ATGATGGTATATTTACGATAGATAGTTCGACGATTAGTCATTCTACGGTGGGGGATTTCTCCAACCTTAAAAATCCCCAAAAACCAGCCGGGGGAAAGAACGGAGGACGGATGAAGGGTGGCGGTCACTCGCAGGCAAATATTGATGAACTGAATAACCGTGGAATAGCATACAGAATTGAAAAAACATACAGTAATGGCGTTAGAATTGGCGGGGTAGAGAATCATAGAGAAAAGGAAAAAATGATAGGAAAAAGCGGACAGTCTTGGTTTCCGGAAGATTGGGATGAAGATAAAATCCGTATAGCAGGAACATATGTAGCAAATAATCCTGAAATTACGATAGAAAAAAAGTCCGACTTAGGGGAAGTAACGGGATATTTGCATTTTGCGACATATGACGGGGTAACAATCGGGATATTTTCTGATATAAAGAAGAACCCGAATACTATATTTCCTGATGAGGTTCAAAGGACGTTGGAGGTAAGTGATTAAGATGGGTGTTGTGAATAAAGACAGAATCAAAAAACTTATTGATTGGTATAATAATGAGGTTATAGGCGGAGAATATTTCTATTTGGAAAGAGATTTTTTTGTGCCTATTATGGAAGCACTTGGCGATGACGTTGATCAGATTTTGGAATACTTAAACGAGATGGATGTAGATGATTTGGATACAATATCCGGATGTTTTGAGGATATTTACGGAAAATTCATGACAGAGGAAGTCTGGGATGCTCTGGAAAAACTGGAAAATAAAATCAATGAGCAAAGTACAAGAATGAAAAAATATAGGGAAAGAAAAATGTAAATCCCATATAAGTGGAAATGAACCGGATAAACTGGTCGAAATCAACCAGTTTAGTATGACTTCCTCCGCTACGAAAGGAGCGCACAATGGCAAAGGATGATTATTTTGTAGTTGCGTATCGGATATTAGTTTATTTGTACGCTTGTGTCAAATCCGGCGTTAAACCAGCAGAAGAAGTTTTTTCTCCCGAAAAGCTGGACATCACACCGCAATACTGGCTTTATGTGATGGAGCATTTGCAGAGCGACGGGTATATTACTGGCATCTATTTTGGAAAGTTGCTTGGTGGGAGTCCAACCGTGAAAATACAAGACTTACAGATTACGCCAAAGGGCATAGAGTTTTTACAGGAAAATTCCACAATGGGAAAAGCAAAAGAATTTTTGAAAACGCTCAAGGAAATCATCCCAGGGTTGTGAGAGAAACAGAATACAGGATCGGTAAGAGGGGGCTTCGCTTTTGCGAGGCTCTTATATATATCCCATGAAGCACTGGAAAAATATGATATAGGTTATGGTCACATTTGAGAAAGAAAGGTGTAGGACAATGTTTTATCTGGTCAGGGCAGAGCCGTATAACATAGAAGTATCAATTTAAACGTATTAAAAAATAGTATCAAAAGCACTTGCTTTTTCCTCTTATTAGTGGTAATATAAGAGTATCAAATAAATCGTTCGTCTAATTAGATACGATATACCATGAAAGAGAGGGCGAAAACATGAGTAATTCAATCATTTTTGGATATGCGAGAATCAGCACAATGAAACAGAGAATAGAAAGACAGATTGGCAATATCAGGCGTGAATATCCGGGGGCGGTTATCATAACAGAAGAATACACAGGCACAACTACAGACCGCCCAAAGTGGAATAAACTTATAGAGCAGATAAAGAAAGAATCTGCAAAGGGTACAGATGTAACGCTTGTATTTGATGAAGTATCACGAATGAGCAGGAACGCCGCCGAGGGAATAGAACTATATGAGGAATTGTTTAATATGGGCGTTAATTTGGTATTCCTTAAAGAGCCACATATAAACAGCAGTGTATATAGGGATAAGCTGAATAGGCAGATTGAGAAGTTAGCAGGCACAGGGAGCAGAGCAACAGATAAATTGTTAGATACTATGCTGTCTGCATTGCATGAATATACTATTGACATTGCCAAAGAACAGATAGAAATTGCATTTAAGACAGCCCAAGCAGAGGTTGACTATTTGCACCAGAGGACAAGCGAGGGGGTGAGAAAAGCACAGGCGGCAGGAAAACAGGTAGGCAGAGCCAAAGGATGCACAATAGAAACAAAGAAATCTATTGAAGCAAAGAAGCAGATACAGAAGCACAGCCGGGATTTTAGTGGTACTTTATCAGATGTGGATTGCATTAAAATAATAGGGATTGCAAGGAATACATATTTTAAGTATAAACGAGAATTGAAAGCAGAATAGCGGACAACAAGTACAAGGGTATGCAATAGCGCATATCCTTTTGTTTTGCGTTTATTTTCTCTTATTTTCCCTTTAATTGCATTTTCTCTATGATTTATGTGATTAAGCAGTTATATGGGGGGCGAATAGAGGGCGTGACGGGAATATAAAAGAGAGGAGGTGAACCATAGAATGGGGAAAACAGCAATAGAAAAAGCTACAGCAATTACAAATGCTCGAATTCAGTATGTTTCCCTTGTGGATAAGGCGGCTAATAAGCGGCAGTTTCTTCTGAAGAAAGCCGACGACGGGAAAGCGTCTTTCACGACCTATGGACGGATTGTCAAGACAGACACTGAAAACCATTATGTGACAGGGATTGTTTATGAGCCTATGACGGAGGACAGCCACGGGGATTACATGACAGAAGATGAGATTACCAAAGCAGCGTATTATTTCGCGAAGAACGGCGATAAGGTTGATCTTCAGCATAGCTTTGAGCCGTTGGACGGCGCAACCGTTGTAGAAAACTGGGTTGCTAAGGCAGATTTCAAAATCGATAATGAGGAGATCCGCAAAGGCACTTGGCTTATGACCGTTGAGGTCACAGACGCGGATATTTGGGACAAAATCGAAAAGGGTAAAATCACAGGCTTTAGTATGGGAGGCGTTGGCGAATATAGTGAGGAGGATGTGGATTTGAGCGAAGTGGAAAAAAATGCCGACGAAAAAGCGGATAAGAAAGGTTTACTTACTAAGCTGGCGGCAATGTTGGGATTAAAAGTGGTGGAAAAGGGCGCAATGGCAGAGCTTTACGAGGAGCGTAGCAAAGGAACGCTTTTCTGGGACGCTCTTAACTCCCTTGAGGAGGTTTTATACAAGTATGACTCGATTACGGGTCGCTGGCAGTATGAAACGAACGAGGACAAGGTGCGCGAGTGCCTTGAGGACTTCAATCAGGTTATCACTAGCATTTTGGCTGGCAAGGAAAGTATTACGAAAGCCATTCAGACGGATAGACCTGTAGAGAAGTCCGGCAAGAAAATGAGCGGCAAGAACAAAGAAACCTTAAACAGTATTTATGAAAGTTTAGGAACATTCCTCAAGGAGTTTGATGATCCAGAGGAAGAGCAGAACGAAAACAAGGAGGACAAAGAAGTGACAAAGCAGGAAGTTGAACAGATTGTCGAGGCGGCAATCGCAAAGGCAGTAGGCAGCGCACAGCAGGACACTGTACAGGAGGCGCAGGGCGGCACAGGAGCAGTAGAAAAAGCCGGAGGTAAGGAGAATACTCCCCCGGCAGAAATTACACCGGAGAGCGTCGAGAAAATGGTTGAGGCGGCTATTGCAAAGGCTCTTGCGCCACAGCAGGAGGAACAGATCACTGCGGATCAGGTAGAGGAAATGATTACCGCAGCAGTGGAAAAGGCGATTGACCCAGTATTAAAAAGCAGGGGACTTCCTAGCAATCTCAACGATAGCGGTGTGGAAAAGTCCGCAGGTGAGCAACATTACTTGCATGGCATTCTCTAATACAAGAACAGGAGGAAAAACATATTATGGGAATTAGCAACAGAACAATTATTCGAAAGGCAGCAATTGAAACAGCCTCTCTTTCTTCCGGATTACTGAACCCGGAGCAGGCAAGGAAATTCATTCAGCAGACTTTTGACGCAACCAACCTCGGTGGTCTTGTCCGCCATGAAATGCGGACGGCAAAGACGGGCGAGATTGACAAAATCGGGATTGGCCGCCGTATTCTGCGGAAAAAGACGGAGAACAACGACGACGGCTACCGGGCAAGCGTAAAAACGTCCCAAATCGAATATGCCACTACCGCTGTCCGCCTGCCGTGGGAAATCACGGAGGAAACCCTGCGCGAGAATATCGAGGGGCAGAATCTTGAGCAGATTATCACTGACCTTATGACTACTCAGGCGGGGATTGATCTTGAAGATTTGTATCTCAATGGTGACGAAGATATGGCGAAAATTCCTACGTTCAATACGACGACCGCATACGCCAAAGGCGACTTGGTTCTCCATGAGGGAGTGCTTTATGAGTTTACGGCGGCTCATGCGGCGGGAGCATGGGCTGACAGCGAGGTTGAGGAAATCGGTTCGCTGGGCGACGTTGACTTTCTGAAAATCAATGACGGCTGGATTAAGCAGTTTAAGAACGGCGGTCACGTTTATGACGCTTCGGGCGAAACGAGCATGAGCCTTGACCTGTTCTACAAGACGCTTGGAAAGCTCCCGAATAAGTACAACAATGGCAAGCTCCGCTGGCTCATGTCCCCCCGTAGGGCGCAGGAGTGGGAGCTGTTTCTGCTGAATAAGGTTATCGGGCAGGGCGGAGCCGTGCCGGACAGCATTTACACCGCTCCGGCCCGTATTCCTGCTGTGGAATCACGACAAACGCATGAATG